CCAGAAGGAAATGCTGCAAATAGAAAAGTAAGATTGTTTAGATATGTCGTTAATTCAAGTGGAGTTCAACTGCTTCAGCCATATGAAGTCGCTAAAAATGAACTCACTGGTTTTAAGTCTAAGGATGAAAAGTATGCAATACCTGCACTTCTTCATTCAATGATAGTTGCCGCTGATGACTATACTAAGTCAAAGTCAATGTCGGTTGATGAGGTTCTTGAAGTTAGCGGAGGAAGAGCACCGCTTACTGGAATAATAGACTCACAGTTGAGAGACTATGAAGACAACGGAATAGCACCAGCTGGAATAAGACTCAGAATGGAAGAGTTTAATGCTCTTCCGCTAGGACTTTCCGTGAACAATGCGATAATCGTGTTCATGGCAGACCCATCCAACAACGATAACGCAAAGGTGCTTGCCTATGAACTTGAATTCAATGCAAATCTAAGCAAGGAACAGGCAAAGAAGTTTGTCAGAGACATAGTTGATGCACAGGGAGGAGACCAGTCATTGATTAACTTCAATGTCGTCAGAGAACCAATAGACGACATGAGCTGGCCTGGAGAGGGACCAACTGGAACGCTGCAAGGAACAACAAATAAGAGGGGTGCAAAGATATTCCAGGAATGGCTTAAGAGAGGAAGAAAGGCACTTGTAACTGAGGTTGGTACGGATGACCCTCAGACTGGCCTTCCAATGCCAAAAGAAATACAAAAGCCTGGACTTAATCCACAAGGGAAGCCCTGGACAAAGCCCGTCAAGAAAGCCGATGGAACGCCAGAGCTTGATGCTGATGGCAACCCAGTTACTGTCCCATGGATGGTTCCAAATCCAAAGAGATGGCTCATTGAATATCCAGATTTCGTAAACGAAGAAACATTCCATGTTAAGGACGACAAGGGTAAGACTACATTTAAGCCGATGCCATACCAGGTTCGTGGCATGAATGCTGCACTTGGAAGATTCTTGAGAGACTCAACCCCAGTTAAGACTGGAGAGGTTGCCAGAGCGTTCTTAAACATGGACGCACCTGGCCTTGGAAAGACAATTCAGATTCTTGGTACCGCAAAGATGTGGCATGAGAAGATGAAAGTTTGGACAAAAGACCCCAGCAGTCCGTGGTTTGGAAAGCCAGCCAAGGTTCTTGTTGTTTCACAGAACCGTACGATTCTTAAGAATGCCTTCGGTGGTGATGCTGGCAAAATGGGGCTTGACCTTGGTGGTCAGTTCGTAACTGTTGGAGGTCATACAAAGTTTGTTCCAAATAAGACAACTGGCACAGATGAGGGCGGTCTTTCCATTGACGGTGAAGAATCATGGATTGATTTTGCTACATACAGCGACATAAAGCCACAGGTTGAAAGAGTACCAATTTGGCTTGATGAGGCTAAAAAGGTTCCCAAGATGGTTCCGCTGTACAAGGAAAAAGACGGTGAGCTTGTTATTGGTGCCGATGGACAGCCGATTATAGAGCAGGAGCCAGACGGAAAGGGAGGAACAAAGGATAAATATGTACAGGCTCACGAAGAAATACCAAGCGGTCCCCCAAAGAAGGGTGCTGGTGAATGGGGCCTTGTCGTGTTTGACGAATGTCATAACATGAAGAACATGGACTCTGGCCGCTCACAGGCTGGACATGACCTGTTTATTCGCTCACAGCATGTGATGCTTGCGACTGGAACACCTATCGACAAACCACACCTCCTTGGTTACTTCATTGCGATGGTTCTTGATGTGTCGCTTCACGACATAGCACCAGAACTACAGATGAAGGTTGAAGGCTCAAAGATGTCAAAGACAAGAAAGGCTAAAGGATTTACGGCACAGGACTTTAGAGACTCGCTTTCGATAAAGCATTGGGCGAAGCTTTCCCCAGAGCAACAGCAGGAAGTCTTCCTTCTTGCCCTCCTTGGCATTAGAAGAATAAGAGATAGAGCTGGAAGCCTTGGAAGACTGATAAGAAGAGGCAAGGGGTTCTTTGGAATACCAGACCTTTGGTTTGACTGCACAGACTCTATGACCCCAGAGGCTAGAGAGATGATAATAAAGCACGAAATTTGGTGGGCTGCATACATAGCTCAACTGCCGCCAGCGGCAAGAAGAAACGCTATAGGAAATAAGCTCATGGAAAGTAAGAGACTTGCTGCCTGTATAAAGCTCGGTGTTCCTTTCACGAGGTTCAACAGCACGGCCGAACCCAAAGGTGCGACAAGATTCTTGCTTAATGAACTCAAGAATAACAGAAAGGTTATTATCACTATCGACACCACAAATGAAGATGGCGAAATAGACCCCAACTTAAAGGGTAAGTTTAAAGGTCTACCAGGACCAAATGGACTGCCAAGCACATATGATAGTGAATTTGTAATGCTTAAGAAGTACCTTGACTCACAGGGTATTAAGTATGGTACAATCGTTGGTGCTGACATTGCTGGCAGAGAACAAAGCATTGCAGACTTCCAGAAGAACAACATGGATGTTCCAGTCATAATCATGACAATAGCATCTGGTGGAACTGGTCTCAGCTTGCAGGACCTCTTTAACCAGACTAGAGAATGGGGATATAACCGAAAGACGGGTGCTCCGAAGATTGAACTCGGTGAAGAGTATGACAAGTCTCTTGGTAAAACGCCATCTGAAGGAAGAAAGTTTGTCTCTGGGGCTGGAAAAGAAGGACTGCTTCCACCGCTACCAACGGCAACTACTGGAGATAGAGCAAGAACTCATCTTGGTATGACGGCCGACGAAGGTATGTCAACATATGACAAGCCACTTCCTACAGACAGCTTCCCACGAAGCATGATTATCGTATCGGCTCCCTGGGGCGGTGACTCGGTTGAACAGGTCATAGGTCGAGCGGACAGAATGAATACGACAACTCCGACAAGAGTATTCTGGATGACGACTGAAATAGCTTCTGGAGACAAGCGTCTAATAGAGCTAGTTAGGGCCAAGATAGCAACGCTTGAGTCAATGATTAAGTACGGTGACGACCTTGATGCGATGATAGCTGGCGGAATTGAGGCTGAAGGCGTAAGACCTACACCAGCACAGCAGTCTGGACAAAGCAAAAAGCTTCCGTTGGAAGCGGCCAAAACACTGGCAAAGTCTGCACTTGAGTCTGCCCTCGCAGGAGAGCAAGCCGTTAAGGATAACAATGAAGCAAAAATACAGGAAATACTTGACCAAGACCCAGAGTTAAGCGTCCCTGCCAATAAGAGAAAAGTACAGAGATGGCGTTCGGCAATAAAAAAAGCAACGGCTTCAATTGATTCTATAAAGGTTGCCTTGAGCGAACTTGAAAGCGGAGCCCTTGACCCATACTCCGTTGACCCGTCAAAGATTAAAGTCTGGCTTCAGAAGAGAGGTCTTACACCGACTGGTGATAACCCAGACGAAACAGATGTTGACCCATCTGATGAAGAAGGTGAGAGCATGGACAATGTTTATAGAAACATCATAAACCGAAATGTAATCACGAATAAGAACGGTATTGCCATGATTGTGCCACCAGGCGGAACCAAGGCATCAAGAAATCGACTGTCTAACATAATCCAGAATCTGTACGGACTTCAGTCTGGCATAGTTCCAGAGACGGCAAGACCAGAAATTACGGAAGATGTCCAGAGGGTCATAAACGATATCGTCAGACCATACAGAGCAGCCTATGCAAACGGAGAAATTAATGCAAGAAGGTTTGCGGCAATGCTCGGCTTCGCAACCGATGTTGCTTGGAGACTTACCGACTATAACATAGGTTCGCTTTATGTGTCCGATGAGGAGGCTGGAAAACAGCTTATTAAGAAGGGGGCCGCTGGAGCGATAAATATATACGCAAGAGAGCTGATGACACTAATCTTCAGCGAAGGAACAAGCAAGAGGCTGTTCGGAAGGTCAAGGCTGTCGGCAAAAGACTCGATGTATACCACATTCCACGAAGTCGGACATGCTCTTATGGCTATGATTCCAGACGATATAAAGGCTGGAATGTTCAAGGAACTTGAAGCTGCAAGAGCTTCCTGGTTCGCAAGCCTTCCTTCTGGAGATGTGAGAACCGCACTGCAGATGCCAGAGTACGACTGGCACTTTACTGGCGGCATCAGAAACTACTCATTTACGATGGGACAAACCACTGGTCGCCCCCTCGGTGACTGGAGCAAGTCTGAAAAAACATATACTGCACCAAGGTTTACAAGGGGCAATCTCGTAAGCAACTTCCATAAAAACGATGCCAACTTCCTTGCATCACCGCTTGTTGCAATGGCATTGCATGCGTTTGCTGAAAACGGAGGAAGGGCCACCCAAGACCAGAAAAACACGCTACGCTCTATCTTTGAGATAGAGAAGAGTGGTGTCGGAAGGGCGGGCCAGCTTGGATTCAAGGCTGGTGCTGGTGCTGTAGCTCCATTCATGGCTCTGTTTAATCTTGGACTTGGTGGACTGCTTGACCAGATGCAGGGAGCAGAATTTGCACCTGCAAAGGCCCCAGTTATAGAGCATTGGGAGGAAGGACAAGATGGAAGCATGAAACTCGTCAAGGGGGCGAAGTCGAGTCTCACAATGCAGGAGATACAGACAATGATTCTCGGAGGAATGGGATATATAACCGCTGACATGAACAACAGCAGGTTTGTTACCGTTAAGACGATAAGTGGGATTACGAAGAGAATGTCATCTTACACAATTGATGCACACTCCATGATAGAAGCATTCCTTCCGAAGTTTACGGCAAAAAACAACAAGGCTGATGAAGCAAGAAAACTGTCTGGGATGGGCACTGGAAATATACTCAGCGAATTCATATATGGAGCCACTGACGATGCGTTCATGCGTCAGCGTGCATCTGGTGCCAAAAAGCAGGAAGATGTTAATGAGACTAGAATATACAGGCTGATGAACATAGATGAGTGGCTTGCTGAAAACACGGCAGCTTACTGCAGAGACTACTACATGCTCGGCAATTATAGCTCTGAGGTTTCGATGGCTGGCGATATCGTTGCGTCACTCTTTGTGCACGCATCATCTGGTGGAGACTCAAAGACAACGAGAAGAATAATATCAAGTATACTTGGTAATACTCTTCCGCTTCCAAAGGGCTCCGCAGTATCTGGTCTGGATTACTACTCAAGATACGGTTCGGACCACGACAAGGCAATGAGGGACGGTTCGCAGCAATCTGGCTCAGTATCGCCACCTGGCGATGAGATGAATGTGCTAAAAAATATACTACCTAGGGGTATGAGTGTTACGGAGGATAGCATACTGAAGTCTGGAAGGGCTTCAGAATTCTCTGCCACGGCAGTTAGAACGGTCAAGCAGTGGGCACTTAACATGCAAGAGCTCAAGCAGTGGGCAGTAGATACTGCTGCAAACCTAGTTCCGAGCAGCAAAAATCTTGCGAAGCTACAGAAAGACATCAGCAGAAGAGCGGCTGGTGCGAAGTCAATAGCAAAAGCACCGCTGACATATGGAGTCGAGGGGCTAATCGGGACACTCATAGGACAGATAGAACAGATTGGTAGAATCACAAACAATGACATGATTAGAGAGCTCGGAAAGAGACTTTACACCAGACCAGACAGCGGAGAGTTCAACAGGGATACATTCACTGAAGACATGACCGTTTGGAGAAACTACTGGCAAGCCATATTCAATAGAATAGTCGAGAAGCACCTTTCATCTAAGATTAAGAACTCATCTGAAGCGAGGGACAGATACCTTTCTTTGCAGAAAGGATTCAATGTAAACAACAACAAGGCAACCGTAAAGGGTGCCCTTGCCGATGCACTGACGCAGTATGTTCTTAATGTCGTGCATCCAGAGTACAATAAGATGGTTCGTGCGAGAAGAGAAGCAATCGCTTACATTAATGAAGACAAGTGGGACTCTATTCCGCAGGACTTGAAGACATACCTGGAAGAACTTGGCATAACTGGACCAAGCCAGATTGCAAAGCTGCGAGGCCTTATTGCACAAACCGAAGTAGATGTGGCATCGGAAACTGCCAAGTTCGGAAGCGGAGGAAGATATGACAACCTTAAGTTTGGTAGAGAAGCAGACGCATACCTTGGCGACTTTTTTGAGGACGGAACGATAGACAAACTTCTCATGGATGTTGGCCGATGCATGGCCGTCTCAAGAAACAGAAAGGACTACAACACATACCTAAGCTCAAAATTCTCACCAGACATAATAGCATGTGCCAAGGAACTGGTTGATGAGTGGGCTAGACCGTACAGAGAGTGGGCACAGTCGATGGGCAAGGAGATAGACGACTGGGGCACATCGTGGAGACCTAGAGTCATGGATTCAGATGCCATTCACGGCATACGAGGCGGTGTTAGAAATAGGTCTGACGCATTCATACTTAAGGCCGCAGAGACCATATACATGGACAATAAGCACCAAAGAGTGCTTCTTCCAAGAGAATTCAAGCAGTTCTTCGAAGACAATGATTACTTTATACAGCTTGGAGTTGATTTCTCAAAGCCAAACCCATCAAAGAGTCTCCATGGGATAACCCAGGCATTCACGGAGTCTGAACTCTGGAGACAGGACTATGAAAAGGGAATACTTCCAGAGTTTCTGATGAAGAGAATCGGTAGAATACTTCAACTCAGCAGAGACACAGAAATGCAAACCATAGACTATGGCTCAGAGTTCGGCTTTGACATAGACAATGACACGAGGGCAGCAAAGGTCAAACACAAGACAAAGCCAGGTGACGATGACAATGTTCTTACCACTAGGGCGGTCTCTGTCGCAATAGCACTCAAGGCATACAGAAGACTGCTTGATGTTATACTTGATAACGCAACTGGACCAGCACTCAATCATGAAAAAGAGATGGTTGACAAGGCTATAGAGAGGCTAGACGAACAGAATAACAGAAAGAAGATAGAGCAGGACTTAACAATGGTGGATGCGTTCAAGCTTGCTAGAAAGTTCTCGGACAGAGTTCTGCACAAGTCCCTCGGTCTTGCTTCTTCTGGAAGCGGATACTCTGACATTTTTGGTGGGCAGTTCGGAAACTTGAACAACGCAGACAGCCTTCAGCAAAGACTCATGGAGTGTGAGTTTGCTGACAATTATCTATCAGAGTTCTATGTGAACGATGTTAGAATATTCGGTAAGCACTACAATGACAGCGTTACCAGAACAATACTCATTAGGCACCACATTCCAGAGTCATTCTGGAATGCATTACAGAAATCTGTCGTATCAAATCCAGACTCTACCCACTACTGGCCCGACCTTTGCTGGACGGTCAGAAGAATAACAGAAAGCGACCAGGACGAGGGCTCAAGCGGCCTCGTGACATCTATGATGACACTTGGTGCACACTCACTGTTCATGACGGGCACATCGGCACTTCAGTTCGCAGAGCCACTCGGAACTGGTGCGGTGTTTAAGCCAGAAGGACCTATAAAATCTGCCGTTCTTTCATCGAAAGCTGCTGGTGGAAACTTGAGAATGGTACTAACATCTCTGGTGAACACGCTTACGAGTGCCACAACACAGATGGTTACTATCGGAAATGTAAACCCGCAAAGCGCACCTGGACTTGGGTCAATTACGAAGGAAGACGAGTTTTACCGCAGACTGGCTACAAGAGTCGGTATAGTACAGAACAGGTATCTTGAAGGACTTGAGACGAGCACTGCGGACAGAAGAGGTCTTCTTCAGAGAATGTCCGACCTGGCACTTGAAAGATTCCATTACTCTGGAAGCGGACTTACCGCTGTCACAGACGCTTCACGCGTTTCTGTCATGAAGGCCACAATAATGGCACTTGAGCAGATGGCAGACGAAATAATAACAAAAACAAGAGCACTAAACCCAAACGGAATGTGGATAAGGGGTGCAGAACTTTCAGTTATCACAAACGCTGAAAGAATGACATTCAGAAATCTCGGGGTCAAGGAGTCGGACATATCTCACTTCCTTGAGTTCTGCGTCAAGTATAGAGCTTCCATAACTGGAGACTATTCGGCCATGTCTACCGACATGATGGAAGACTTGATAGAGTCAACCACACTAGTAACGAAAGAGACGGAAAAAGAAAGATTTGAAAGAGCAAAACAGGGTCTCGCACCAAGAGGCAGGATTGATATCATAAAGGCAGAAGCAGCCAAGAGAGCATACTTTAATGCTCTTGCTCGTATTAACTTCTCCACCGTGCAGGTCAGCTCAAGAGCTACAGAGCAAAGAACAAGAGCAGCCTTGTCAAAAGTCACATCGGCTGGAACGGCAAGATTCATATTCTTCCTTACCCATTACACATCTTCGTTCGCCAGAAACATCATACTTCCAGCCGCAAGAGTATTCAAGTCTTCGCTCGTGGGAAGAAAGAGACAGTTCAACAAGATTTCGCCAGGATTCCATGACCCTGCTTACAGGCTCGGGAACATAGAAGACGGTACATATGCTGACATGGTTGCAAATCCTTACGCTGGGTTTAGGAACTCAGCAAGGGCACTTGCCACACTTACCGCAGTATTCGCCCTCATGATATCGGCAAACTATCTCGTAAGAAAGGGGAGAGCAAGTGTCAGAAAGAACCCAGCCATGACAATTGTTGATAAGCCAACTACTAGCATGGACATAGCCGCAAGTATAGACTCGGCTGGCTTCCTTGGTAACACATCTCTGCCTTTCAATCTCGTCCTAAACGGAATAAGATTCAATCGCTCCGCTTCGCAGGTCGTTGCTGGTCCCTACCCTGGAAAGGTATTCCAGGCTGCAGATGACATTCGCAATGCGTATTCTCCGAATAGCAGAAACTCACCCAATACACCAACCGCAGAGAGAAAAGTCGCTGGCGATATTTACGATATCGTATTCATACCTGTCGCAACTGAGTTCTTGACATATGTCCTTCCTAGGTCGAACATGGGAGACATGTTCAACCTCGTAGCGATACAGGCAATGGCCCACCCTGGAACCAAGGAAGCGTTCAAGCGTTCATTCCCTGGCTCTGGTGAGGCGGTTCCGAGAAGAAAGTCAGAGCTAGACTCACTATATAACGAGAATAAGATAACATTCTCCCAGTACATGAGTGCATTAAGGCAGAGACAGGAGTGGGAGGCAGCACACCCCACCAAGGTCGATGCCGTGGGCGAAAGGGAGCGTAGATGAGTTCATCCCTTGCCTGGAGGCGTAAAAGCGGCCACGACAGGTGGCTGTGGAACATATGCAAGGCAAGGGCAATAAGAAATAATGTTGACTTTAACATAGAAATAGGTGATATTATAATACCCAAGAGATGCCCAGTGCTAGGGCTACCGCTAAAGATGAATAGCGGAACTCCGAGAGACGACTCCGCAACCATAGACAGAATAAACCCAAACAAAGGATATATAAAAGGAAATATAGTAGTAATATCACACAGGGCTAATAAAATAAAGTCTAACGCATCGTGCTCAGAGATATACAAAACATACAAATGGCTTAAAAAACTAAATGAAAACTATACTAAAAGATATAAAGGAATACTTACTGTCCTTGAAGCAAAAAATTAAATCACTAAAATGCGTTCTTGTATTCACCGTTTTTTTGCTCTGCTCATGCGGTTCTTCAAACAAAGAAACCGTAGAGGTTCCAAAGTCTGCAGAGACACTTCTCAACGCTGGAGACCAGGGGAACTCGAAAGTTTCTGCCTCAGCGAAGGCGATAATAAAGGCAAACGAAATAAACGAAAACGCCCCATCAAAGAGAGCGATTGACGCAGAGGCTGGTATCATAATTGCATCCACTGGAGAGCCATCGAAGAAGGATGAACAAGAGGCACTTAATAGGATAGACAAGTATATAAAAGGAAGGATTGAGGAGGCGGAGTCTCTTACGAAGAAGGCAGAGTCGGAGGCATCCTCGTTGAGAGCAGAGAGAGATAGGCTTCGTGAACAATATAAGAAAGAGGTTGCCGAGGTTAAGGCCCAACTGGAACTGACAAGGATAAAGCTTGAGGAAGAGCGTAAGGATTTCGTTACTATTATTTTTGCACTTGTCGGTGGGTTTCTATTTTTAATTGGTGCATTGGTTCTTGCATTCAGCCCATTCAAGAAGCCAGGCGTATACATAATAGCGTGCGGTTCACTCACTGGAACGCTTGCTTTCATATGGGATAGCCAATGGTTCAAGTATACCGTGGCTGGCTGTTGCGTCATTCTCTTGGTTGCACTTGCTGCGTTCATGTACAAAAAGTTCAAGGATTACAAAAATGGACAACAACAATCATGACTTTTGGGGCTCAGTCCCAGATGTAATCAAGTCTGTCATCGAGGCTGGGTGGGTTAGTGCAGTCGCTGGGGCGGCAGGTATGTGTGCAAGAATATTACTTGGAGAGAACCCAAACATGACATGGATGAAGGCCTTGACACACACGATTGCTGCTGCAATCACTGCTGTTTTCGTAGGTCAAGCAATTAATGACTACATCTCACAAGAGGGGGTAAAGTTGGCGATAGTTGGTATATCTGGGTACGCATCCCCAGAGGTTTTGGACTACTGTTTGCGGTGGGTTAAGAAAATCGGTAAGTCTAAACTAAAGGATTGACGAGTGCCCATGCGTGCGGGATAACTCGCACATGGAACAACTAGACACTAAGAAACTCGTGCGTTTTCTCGGAGGACGCAGGGAGGTTTGGTCCATGCTTAAGGCAGAGGGACTATCAATCTCACAGAAGGCAGTTGACAAGTGGACGGAGCGTGGAAGCATACCTTCATACGCACTTGTTAAGATTATCCTTGCGGCACTTAAGTTCAAGGGTATCACTATCAACCTTAAAGATTTCATCATCACCACCAACAACAATGAAAACACCAAGTAAGAAGTTCAGCCTCGAAACGGCACGCATCAAACTCGCAAACATCTCTCGCAGCAAGGCTCAACTCGTTGCTGAAGAGAAAGAGGTTCAAGCAATGATTGACGAGCACTGCGGTGCGATGTTCAAGGAGGAACTCACGAAGCGAAGCAAGGAGTACGGAGATGTAACCCTTGAAGTCGATGGAGAGAAACTCACGATGAAGATTACGAAAAGCGTTGACTGGGATAGCGACTCTCTCTACGAAATCGCAAGAGCCATGGGTCCGCAGAAGGCCGTCAATCTGATGGTCATCGAGTGCAAAATCCCAGAAGCCAACTACTCCAAGATTTCAGTTGACGACCCCTTCCTCAAGGATATCAACAAGGCCAGAACGGTAAAGTACTCCGCACCCAAATTCACTTTCTCCACCACCAAAGAATAATACCATGAGCATCAACAAGGCTACCAAGTTCGGCTTCGTAAGAGCCGATGAACGACTGAAGGCGACACCCAAGGTGAACATTGCGATGTTCGGCCCCAGCGGTGTCGGCAAGACCACACAGGCTCGCACCCTCGACCCGAAGACCACGCTCTTCATCGACCTTGAGGCTGGCACTCTCGCCATCCAAGACTGGGCCGCTGATGTGTTCGATATTCGTGTCGCTGCCTCCCAACTCAACCTGCACCCTTGGGAGGTCTCTCGCCTCGTTGCGTTAATCGTAGGGGGAGCGGACCCTTCGGACAAGGATGGTCCTTACAGCCAGAAGGCTCTTGACTGGGCCATGGAAGCCCTTGGCAATCCCGACTTTAGCAAGTACTCGGTAATCTACATCGACTCCATCACCGTGGCTTCCCGCTTCTGTCTTGACTACTGCAAGAGCCACCCCAGCACCATGACTCCGCAGGGCAAGCAGGACACTCGTGCCTCCTATGGTCTTCTCGGACAGGAGATGATTAGATGGCTCACCCATCTTCAGCACTCCCCGAAGAGCGTCATTGTCGTAGGCATCCTTGACAGGATTGAAGACGACCTCAAGCGTGTCTTCTGGGAACCGCAGATTGAAGGCTCCAAGACTGGCAAGGAACTCCCAGGCATCTTTGACCAGGTTCTCACCCTTCAGAACTTCAAGGCTGAAGACGGTAGCCTTTATCGTGCCTTCGTCTGCCATCAGCAGAACCCTTGGAATTACATTGCCAAAGACCGCTCGGGTCGCCTAGAGATGATTGAAGCCCCCGACCTCGGTGCTCTGATGCGTAAAATCAGAGAAGGCAAGAGACTTGACACTACGCTGGTAACTGCCCTTCCTTCCAGCGGAGCGTCTGAAAACAAATAATAGGAGGCCAACCCAAAAACCAAAAATACACAACACAACATGTCCAACATGAAGTTCACATCCGAAAGCGGTCTTGGCGACAAGGCCGAACTCATCCCGCAGGGCACGCTCGTCAAGGCCGTGGTCACTGTCAATGCCATCAAGCAGTCCCAAGCGACTGATGGCCGTTACATGCAACTGGAGTTCACCGTCTCCGATGGCATCTATCGTAACCGCAAGATTTGGGACCTCGTGTGCGACCCGCACGATGAGCGTAACAGCGAAAACTGGCGTAAGATGGGCATGCTTGCACTCACCCGTGCTTTTGAGGCTGGTGGCGTGTTCAAGCACGATGACGAGGCTACTTATGAAGCCATGGAAGGTAAGTCCTTCGATGATATCGCCCGTCTTTTAGATGGTTTGGAAGTCTCCATCAAGGTGAAGGTCGAACGCTCGTCCGACCCTGCTCACGCTGATAAGAACAAGGTTGGCGAGTGGCTGACCCCTAATCCGAAAAGCAGCGGATACACTGGCTGGAAGAAACTGCAGTCCGAGGACAACTCTAGCATCGGTCAAGCACCCGCTGGAAACCCTCAGACCAAGTTCTCCAATCCCTCCAGTGGTACGACCCCCGCTTGGCTGAAGACCCCGAACACTGGGAAGAGCAATCTTCCCTTCTAAAAACCAACAAATATGAATAACCCCCAAGCATGCAATTTTGTGTGTGGATTGCATGTATGCCTTACGACACTGGTCATGGCTGAAAAGTGTCGTAAGGCGGGGGCCCACACATAACCTTACAAAAATGAAAGACATTACCATTAAAAACCTAACGCAGATGAAAGATAATCTTTCTGATGCCATGATTAACAAGAAGCCGTATACCGTCACTGACCCTTCAAAACTCATTGATATCATTGACTCGTATATTCAAATCCGACAGGAGCGTGACTCCTATATCGGTGAACGAGACAAGTTGATGAAGGTGCTTGGAACCCTCCAGTGCATGGCTGAGTCCGTGCAGGAAATCATGGAGGAAAACTGAGATGAAATTTTCATACATCAAGGTTGCACCTCTTAAGAAATTGGCACTTGCTAACAAGAAGCGTCTGAGCACAGACTTCTTATTGGCACTTGACGAAATGGTTAAGGCGAAAATCATCGAGGCTTGCTCCATCCATAACGGTGGAAGGAAGACCGTTGATATCTCAATCGCTGCATATACTGGCGTGACAAGACCGCCACACTCTCACTCTGGAGGAAATAACTAATGTCATCCAACTCGCTCCCTACTGACCAAGAGATAATAGACTCTCAAGTTCTTAGGATTCAAGAACTAAGCAAAATGTACACTGATATGGTATCAAAATACAGAGATGTATTAGACATAGCAGTAACCGCAAGGGGAGGAATGATTATCGAAAACCTCCATACCAACCACCCCTGCGTTGCGTCATTCTGTGAGCGAGTGATGAACCACATATCCAAAGAAAGACATGGATAAGGCATACTACAGAGAGATGTGGGAGGAGGCACGAGAAGAACTCAAACTTGTTGACGAGGAGAACAAGGACCTCCGTGCCGAGAACACCCGCCTTAAGGCCGAGGCTGAGAGCATGAAGAAGCCAGCGGTTGTCGGAGGATACAACATCTCTGAATACATTCGTATGGCTAATTCAGAGACGCTTAATTTCGACAACGGAGACATCTTCGCTGACATGACCCTGCCAGAGCGTATCAAATACATCGTCGAGTCCCACGCCCGCCTCAAGGCCGAGGTCGAGCGGCTGAACGAAATCATCCGCAGGGAGGTTGATGGTGGCGTTGGCCTCCGTGAAGAAGCCCAGCGGACTGTCGAGGAAAACCATAAACTACGGGCCGAGGTCGAGCGGCTGACCAAAGCTCACTCAGATGCACTCGCTGATTTTTGGGCAATTCATAAAGGGTACTTTGACCTCAAGGCCGAGGTTGAACAACTCCAAAACCGATGCGACTTCCTGGAAGGAAGGGGTAAAGAATGATGCCACACCATCCAATGAAGAAGAAGGCAATTGATAACGCCAAAAAGTGCAGGGAACTGATGCACGAAAACAGGGAAATTAAAAAAGAAAACGAACGCCTTAAGGAAATAGCAAAATACCTATTCACAACCTCTGTCGGATATCTTCCGCAGAAAGACCGCAAACTTATCGGCTACCCATGAACAACATAAACATACAAAGACTCATCGACAGTGCGATGATTGAGGAAAACAAGAAACAGGTAAAAAGAAATTACCTTGGTGCTTCACGCTGGGGAGAAAAGTGCACACGCAAACTCGCATACGAGTTCCATGGAGCAATACCAGACAAGACATTCACAGGAAACACCCTTCGCATCTTCAATGTCGGACATGACGGTGAAGAACGAATGGCCGACTACATGAGGCTGGCTGGCTTTGACCTAATCACCCATAAGGATGACGGCAAGCAGATTGGCTTTGAGGCCGCTGAAGGCCGTCTCAAGGGGCACATTGACGGTGCTATCAGAGGCGGACCAGCCATCGAAGGCCTGTCCTACCCATGCCTGTGGGAGAATAAGATGCTTGGCAAGAAGTCGTTTGACGACCTTTGCAAGAAGGGACTCAAGGACAGCAAGCCAATCTACTATGCACAGGTGAACATATACATGGGCTACATGGAACTACCACAAGCCCTGTTCACGGCACAGAACAGAGACTCATGCGAAATATACGCTCAAGTCGTTGATTTTGACGCACGAAACGCACAGGAATGCTCTGACAGAGCCGTGTCGGTTGTAGGCTCAAAGAACCCAGAGGAGTTCCCCCGCATCACAAACGACCCGCAGAACTTCCAGTGTAAGTTTTGCGACTTCCATGACAGGTGTCACGAACAGTTTGACGGAGAAATCTCTGGACCTATGCCTCCTTTCGGCAATATCTTCCCATACCCACCTCAAAAATGAATACACAAGAATCAGACAACGAGCCTAGCGACAAGCGTGAAAGGCTCTCACTCCAGAACGCAGAGATGATGTTCATGGACGGCTTCGACAACTGCCTCATCGGTACTGTCATGCTTGGTTCCAAAGTCGTAGCCTGTTACGATGTTGCCCTTGTAATCAAGCAGCACATCGCTGACGGCATGACAGAGGACGAGGCTTGGGAGTATTTTGAGTTCAACCAGTTGTCCGCATATGTTGGCGACAACTCCCCTGTGTTCCTAGTCCGAGACGCTGGATAATGATTGACCAATCTAGGGTTGCTACGCACCTGCAACTTCTCTTTCCCTGCCCACTCACGGAGAAGGAGTATATCTGTCTGCGTGGCATCGGTGAGAAAGGAACGGAGCGAGAAGGCGTGTTCAAGGAGGATATCTTCCTCCATCCGTTCAGCGACCCCGCTTGGATTATCCACGCATGTAACCATGTTAAGCGTTGGTCCGAGAACTCCGTTGCGTCATTCGTAGTCCCAGGTGCACTCAAGGAAGCAAGGGGAACCGCTGAAGCCGTAACTTGGCTTGCCAATATCGTAGTCGATATCGACAGTGGTGATACGGCTACCAAGTTACAGCATGCCGAGAAGTATCTTGGTAAGCCTACGATGATTGTCGAGTCTGGTGGGACAACCGATGAGGGGTTCCCGAAGGTGCATGCCTATTGGCAGATACCGCCAACAACCGATATCGCTGGTGTCGTCAAACTCCGACATGCACTTGCCATAGCGGTTGGTGGCGACCCGCAGTTCGGGCTTGGCGTTCCGTCAAATCCATATGGCCGTGCCCATCAGCCTGTCCGTATCGCTGGTTCGCTCAACTGTAAGGGCGGTAACAAGAAGCCTGTATCTATAAGAGAGCACAACCCAGACAGCCTCATGCAAGACCCGAGCGAACTCCTAACGCTTGCGGAGTCGATGCCAAGGGCCCCAGGTCTGCCCGATATCACGGAAGACCAACGCTTCCAATTCAAAGCCGAGAAGAAGTTGGAACTGTCAACCGATGTGAAGGCTGGTGGTGATGGCGAAGAAACCAGATGGGGCATGTTCAATCGTGTCTCTGGTCACTACATCCATTGTGCAAGAGTCGGTGAGATGACCATCGAGGAAGCCAAGGACTCCACCTACGGATGGATGCAAGCCCACATGCTACCACCTTGGCCCGATGCTAGGTTCGGAGCCGAGTGGAAGAAACTCGTCAACAGGGATGTTGGCATACACGGACAGTTCCCGAAGATGCAGGAGCCAATCGTTCCGCAGGGAAGCGGTCTTGAGATATGGGCCGCACACCGATGGTCCATGGGCGAGTCACCCAAGCGTCAGTTCATAGTTCCGGGACTTATCCTCGCAGGAAAACACCAACTCATGGTAGCCGAAGGTGGGGCTGGTAAGACCTTCTTGGCACTCGACCTTGCGATGAAGGTTGCGTCATTCACAGACTGCAAGCCAGAGAATACCAATCAGTGGTGCGGTAAGCCTGTGACCATGGGAGGAACAACCGTGATACTGACCACGGAAGACGACAAGGAGGAACTCCACATCCGACTCAACGACATCGACCCAGATGGAAGACTTCGTGCTGTCGCAGGAGACAAGTTCATCGTGCTTCCAACCATCAACACAGGCGGTGCTTTCTGTCTCGCAGAACGAGACGCACGCACAGGAGAAATCAAAGCCTCCAAGAAGTGGGCCGAGATGCTTGGCATGCTGTCCTCAATCAAAGACCTCACGCTCGTGGTAGTAGATACGCTGAACTCAACGCTTCACGGTGACGAGAACTCAGCCATCGTCATCAATGAGTTCGTGCGACAGGCTTCGCAGGTGTGCGGTCAACTTGGGGCAGCGTTGCTCATGACCCACCACATCCGCAAGCAGGGAGACGAACCCATCCGTAACGCTGAGGACATGAAGTCAGCCGTGCGTGGCTCATCTGCCCTACCAGCCGCCTTCCGCTCCGTCATCGGCATCTGGCATTGTTCAGACTACGACAGACGCATGCAAGCGATGGGACTTACCCCAGAGCGTGGATGGCTATGGAAGATGGCTATCATCAAGGCTAACAACCCAGAGATGATGCGTGGCGAACTCACCTTGCTCCGCAACGAGACAGGTCTGCTTCGTGATGTGTCTGACGATGACTCGTTCCACTCCATCAACACCAATGAGCGTGAGGCTTGGCTGTTCATGGCTATCAGACTTGGGTCAGAGGCTGGACACCCATACTCCGTGGAAGGCAAGAACGCAAAGAGCGGACTCTATCGCAGAAGGGGCGAACTACCACCCATTCTCCGACAGACAGGCCCGAGCGAACTC